TATATAAGCGTTACCAGCTTGTATAATACCTTGAGCTTCCTGCAAATAAGCACTACCAGCAGAAATTCTCGACTGTGCCTCATCTCTTTTAGCTTTCGCCTGCTGTAATCTTACATTAACCTCAGCTATATACCCATTTGCTATATTAATCTTAGTCTGCACTTCTGTTGCATATCCTTTAGCAGATGAATTAAATCCATTAGCCTGACTTGCATATCCATTTGCAGTTGACATATACCCCTGAGCTGACGCTAATTCCCCATTCCAAACATCTGCTTTAGCTTTAATCCATCCAAATCTTGAACTAGCCTCTGATGAAAATGCATTAACCTCACTAACAAGAGTATTTACCATTGTATTCCACTCTGTTATGTATGTTTGAGCTATATCAAGGTCTGCTTTCATAGTATTTAAAGTTGTCTGTACCTGCTGCATTCTTCCATTAGCAAGCTCTATATCTTCAGCGGTCAACCCTGCATCAACATCGGAAAGATTTGCAGCTAGATCATAGGCAGCATCTGGAAAATTACCATTTATATAACTTATAGCCCTATCTACATAAGTCTTAACATTTGTCATGGCTGAACTTCCTGTAGTATAAGTAGACTCATCTCCAAATAAAGCAGGGTCACTGCCATCTGCTCTGAACTTAGCATTAGCTGTTTTCATTCCATCTACAGCAACCTGTATATTGGAAGCATTATCAACCAATCCAATAGCCTCAGCTATCTCTGTAAGAGCATCGTCTACTTCTTGATTTGCAAGAGCAATTTCAGTTGCCATATTACCAAGTGCTGTAACCGAACTATCTACCTGACTATTGATTAAATCACACACAACCTGAGTTTCATCCAATTCAGTTATTATTTTAGCTGTTGCTGTATTAACAGCACCTTCTGTATCTGTCTCTCCTTGTGCTAACTGAGCTGCAACTAATTCAAACTGTGTAAATGCATCAGTAATAGGAGAATCCTTACTACCCGAAACCTGAGTAGCAACCTCATCAAACTCATCCTTAGCCAAGGTAATAATATCATCAGTTTTATTAAGCTCAGTTGCCATAGCATCACAAGCTGTCTCAAAATTTCCAGAATTATCAGTCTGTGTAGCCATCTCAGCTGCCTCTGCTTTAGCAAGAACAACCTCTGCTTTAGCAAGGACTAGATCAGCATCTATCTTATCACAAACATCTTGGGTCTCATTTAACTCTGTCTTAGCAGCTGTTAATGCTGTAGTAATATCAGAATTAGATGATTTGTTCCCCAATACATTTTGAAGTGCTTTTACAGAAGCATAAAGCGGTACTAAATATTCAGCTTCGTCTGGAAATACTGATATAGCAGAATCTCCAAAAGCTACAGCAGGGTACTGAACCTCTGAATATTTACACGAACCACCAGCTGGTAAAGAATTTATTTTATTATTCTCCACATAATATACAGGATCAGTAATAGAAGCATAAGACATATCATCTGAATCAATAGCACGACCCTTATTTTTATTAGAAATCTTACGACAAGGCTGATCAATATCACCATCATTCCTAAATACATTCAATATTTTACCAGTATTTATTGTCTCAGCTTCGCTGCCCGGTGCAACAGATGTAAATGTCTGCTGGGCAGCACAAAGGTCTATAAGTGTAGATGGCATTTGATTTATAATATCCTTAGCACCATCTGTTAAAAACTGAGTTAATTCAGTTTGTGTTGGTGCACTGCTACCATCAATAGATAAACTTGTTAAACCTTCTACTTGTGCTTCAAAAGTTGCCATTATACACTCGCTATAAACATTTCTAAATTACATGAACCAGTATTTGCATCAGCTTGAATATTTGTTAAACTTCCGAAAGCTGTATCAGAAGCAGCATCAGCATCTTCAGTTGCATTAAAAACAGCTGTCATACCGTTGCTATTATCACCATTCCAAATAAAAGATTGTGCTGCATCAAGTTTAATAGCAACCTCATCATTATCTTGATTCCTAAATGTTAATGTAATGAAATTACCACCAGATGCTTCTAAATTAGTAAATCTTATATATCTAACATCAGCTGCAATATAATGTCCAGCTGAAGCAGCAGCTGAACTAAATGTAGCTATTGTAGATTCAGTAGTTGTAATAGTTAATACTCTTTTAGATATTTCATTTATACTGCTAACCTCATATATTCGTTTAGAACCATAATTTTGATTATCAAGTATAATATCTTCCTGTATTTTAACTTTTAATGTACTTGCCATTATTTCTTACCACGTTTTTTAGTTAATCGTTTTCTTGCACGCTTAGCCGCCTGCTTACCCTTTTTTGTATAAGGATAATGTTTTTTACCAACTTTAGGCATATGTCCTCTCATTCATTTCTTTAATATTTCTATCCATACTTTGCTCACTAAGTTCTACATCAGTTCTTTTACCCATATCTGATATCATATATAAGTTTGTAGTAAATGAACTTTGAGATGCCTTTTTACCACAACTCTTACAATAAAACCATCCCTCTTTATTTGGATGCTCACAATGTATACATTTCTTTTTCATAAATTTTCCTTAATGATTTTGGGGAAAGCCTTTTATTGACTCTCCCCACAGCATCATAAAACTGTTTTCCTTATTTATTCGGAATATTAGACTCCAGCCGCACCAACTAGGTGAACTGTTCCAACTGCTGTCATTATATGACCGCTCAAGTGCCAATTAGTACCATCACAAACAAAAGACATTTTTAAGCCTTCTGTTGATTGTGCAACAGAGCCATCAACTGTTATTGTTGAAATACCAGCAAAGGCATCTACTGTACTATTTGCCCCTAATGTAATAATACCACCATAAATATCAGTACCAGCTGCACCAGTATTTATAATGAAATCTGCATCATCGTCAGAATCGACGGTGAAACAAAAATCATAATTAACACCTGCCACAGCAGCCGAAGCTGTTGGTAATGTTACAGTTACATTATTATCAACGGTTGACATATCCACAGCGAAAAGAGTGCCTGACTGAGCAGCTAGTAATGTCATAGACCTTGCAGCCCCATTATCTATATACTCAACAGCTCTCTCACCTGTTTGATATTTTCCACTTGATTTTTCGAGTAATTCTGATCTCATAACTTAACTCCTTATAATGATTCTATGTTATACAGAGCATGAGACTCAGAAAGAGTAACCTCAAGACCGGCTTCGGTCAGGATCATATCTTTCCTCAGATCTTCATCATCTGATTGAACATTAGAAATTACATGAGTGTCACGATTTACACCATTACCCACAAGTGGTCTGTAAGCAACTTGACTCATATCAGCCATTAGCATAAACCCAGATGCGATACCACGAAATAGTGGTTCCTTAACTAGGTTTAAGCGACCATGTATAGTATCAATAACCATAATGGAATGACCGAAAGCACCTTGGCGAGAATCAAAATTGTATTGATAAGCCTGTGAAGGTGTTCTTGAACTACCCTCTGCTGCATGGTTCAAAGAACCAGACAAGAAAGTTGAGCTACCAAGTTTATTGAAAAACGTGATAACCGGTAGTGAACAAAGAACAAGCTTATCACTTGATCCTCCACGTGCAGGGTCGAAGATTACTTCTAGATCTGAAAGCAATCTATCGTAAGTAAACTCAGATTGAGCTGCTGTACGATAATAAGAACTACCGGAAGAATACGAAAGAGCCGCATCTGCTGCGGATGGATTCACGTTCTTCACAATATGTCCTACAATGCCTTCAGTGTATTGAATGCTACTTACTCGTGCTTTTTGCCCGAATAACATAGCCCGCTCAATATCAACCTTATGCTCACGCAGTTTATCTGCCCAGATACGAGACCATTCGTCTGCGTACCCACGATAACGAGTAGCTATTGCTGTATTGGTCATTTCACAAGCTGTCTTAAAGATCTGGGTATACCCATAATTATCTTCAAGTTCACTAGACCACACATCAGGAGCTCCAGAACCTTCTTCAAACGATGTACCAATTATTTGGCAACTATCATTGTCGGCAAGAACATTGTAGCCACTAACATTAGAGTTAGAGACATCAATAATTTTACCCGTAAAAGAAGAAGAAGAACCCAAGTCAGATACAGAAGAATCCACACGAGCAATCGTGTGTCCAATTCCAGCTGTACTGTCAACTGTGCTTACAACAAATACCATACCTTTGATCAGCCAATCAACTGAAGCACCGCCAGATGTATCAACTGTGAATGTATAGGAAGATCCTGCTGATACAGCAGATCCACCATTTACAGCCGCAGCTAATAAAAATGAACGGTCAGTCCAGTTAACTTTATTCCGATTTTCTAAGTAACGGAATACTGGGTCATCGGTAGGAGCTTTCGCAACCTTACTAAGATAGACGAAAAACGGAGATTCCTCAGGAGCTAATTCAGCTACTCGGTCTCCGAAATTATATAACCGTCTACGATCAGGGGCTTGCCCTACGCCAGCAGAGGTAGTTGAGGCGGTAATATCACTGGACTTTAAAGTTCCAGCGTTATATGAAAGTGCCATTTAAAACCTCATATTGTTATTTGTTATTATTATGGAAGTGCCGATCCACTACCCGTTTTCATAATCGTATCCCAAACCTTATCTTGGTCTGTTTTAGGACTCTGATGTGCCTGTCCTTGTAGGACTCCGGCTGTCCGGGGAGCTTGTTTCGCTGCACTTACCGCTTCTACTGTGTCGTTATTGGCAACAGAATTGCCATTGACATCTCGCCAAAGCTTTACCAAATTACCTAAACCAACCCTTTCTGTGGGATGCGTTGAGAACTCCATAAACTCTTTAATATCATTATCTGACATTTTATAAGTATCACG